TTTTGTTTCTGCATTGCAAGTGCAACTTTAACGTCTGTCATATTAAGAAGTTTTGCAATACCCATAGCTTCTGTTTCACTATCTGTATTGAATACTTTCTTAATCATGTCACCCATTGAAGCCTCAAGAACTAATTCTTCTTCTATAGTATCTTTAAGATACTTAGAGTCTTCTATGTCGGGTAGATTATCGTCTTCTTTAAAGAATGTGGATAATTCTTCGTCAATTTGGTCGGAAAGAATCTCGTCCGCAGTCTTTTCTACACTACCTTCTTTTAGAGCAATGTGGTTACGGACTTCTTCAAGTTTCTCTTTCCAGTTTTCTGATTTATAACTCATAACAGTATTATTTATAATTTTTGGTTCTTTAGGTTGATAATCTTCCTCAGATTCTTCATACTTATATTAGTCAAAGACAACTCTTTAACCTCGTTAATTATATTTAGTGCAGTTGTCCAAGTCATATTCCCACTGTTATAGGACTTTAATACCCCACATTCGAAGTCTTTACAGACTTTTGGTCTATTTTCATAGACTGAACACTTGTTATCTTCCTGTAAATTCTCACAATTTCCTACAAGACTATAGGTTTTGAAGTGTCTCGTGTGTCTACCCATATCGGTAGCAATTATCTCATATCTTTCAAAGATTCTATTGTTGTCTTGAAATACCTGTCTTTCGTCATTACCATATTCTAGTGTATCAAATAACTTCCCACTACAACATAATCCACACTCAAGACATAAATGTTTCTCAGGCTGTTTTTTCTTTTGTAGGTGTATATACATTATCTATTCTAATCACTAAGTCTCCTTTACCTTTCAACAACCTATGATATTGGTTCTTTAATATAAAGTAATCCTTTCCAATCTCCAATTTAACTGGAAGTTCGTCATCTTTCTGTAACTCCCAATCCGTCCCCAATAACACATGAACCTGTCGTGTGGTCTTATCTCTATGCCAAACTAACTCTCTACCTTCTACTTCTTCACTGAATGTTCGAATAAGGTATTTTCTTTCAGTCCCGTGTTGGGTGTGTTCTGTTTCTGTATAGGGTCTAGTCATCGACTTCGGGGTCAAAGTTATCTGTTTTTTCTTTATACCCATAGAAACTTCCTTCCTTTTCTATATCAAATAAACCATGCACAAAGTTCTCTGCAACATTCTCTGCATAAGTCTCTGAATGGTCATGGACTTGTCTTGTTTCTTTAAAGTTTTCTTTGTATAGGTCAACTTCATAACCTTCTTTTTCTCTTCGAATGATTGCTTTTCTACCTTCATTCCAATATTCACTTATTATCATTATATACTCCTACCAGTAAAAATTACCTCCGTCACTAAGACCTAACTGTTTTGCATAGTAAGGTAATCTACATGCCCAATATGATGCAGTAGTTTTATCTTTCTGTTGTGAACATTTATGTCTTGCAGCGAATGATTTCCTTGCTTTCTCGTTTCCGAGTTTTACTTTGAGACCTGTAGTGTCTCCCCATGTAATCTTTTTAACTTTATCGGTTTGTGGGTCTTTAACATACACATAGTATTTCTTCGGCCCTCCGACTTTTGGTTTGTTGAGTTCGGGTTCTTTGTCTTCGTCTATAGATTCCCACTGAGGACAATCTAATGGTACTAACTCCCCTTCATATACTTCAAACTGTCCGATATCTGTATCTAAAATGTTCTTATCTACTTCTGTAAGTTTATATCTATCTTCCCCGACTAATTTACGTGCTTCATTGATTGTTTCAAAATACATCATAGAACCCAAACGAAATGGATTGTCTAGTAGATTGGTTTTTTCTTGTTGGAGTGTATCAAGTGTTTCATTGATTGCAATTTGAGAAAAGGTTTTCTTTGAATCGTGATATGCTTTTTGGTTTTCTTTTACGTATTTTTCTACTGCTTGACCAGGCGTATCTTCTTGATATGCTTTTACTGTTTCGTCTGTACCCTGTTCGTGTACTCCGTTGTCGTGTTTATTTCCGTTTTTTGCCATTTGGTAAACACCCCTTTTCTTTCAATTTTCTCATTCTTGGTTCTGACCTGTTGTATTTTTGTGATACAATTGATAGGTTAGACTTATCATTATTCATAGGATTGTTATCTTTATGGTGTACGTCCTTTCCTTTTATGTCTTTTCTATCTTTCAGACTTCTACGTGCTTCATTTCTCTTTGCACGTCTTTTAATTTGTTCGGGTTTAGAATGATAACTTTCGTATTCTTTTTTGTAATCTCTATCTTCTTGAGCTCTTTTTACTTGGTCATCTGTTGGAGCACCTTCCTCTCCTTTCTTTCTCATTTTCTCACCACGAGCTTTCTTTGCACGAATGTTATCCCAAAGTCCTTGTTCGTCAACTGATTCATTTTGTTTCTCAGCAGCCTTTCTAGCAGCGTCACGTTTTGCCTGAATCTGTTTGTTGATTACTTCTTTTTCTTTTTGTTTGTTGACCTTCTCTGTTTCTCTTTCGTGTCTATCAGTAAGTGCCTCTAACTCTTCAACATGTCTTTGTTTCATTCTTTCCATTTCTTCGACTTGTTTTGCTTTTAGAATTGCAGCGTCTTCGGCAGCACTTTCTTCTAATTCAACTTCTTCACCAAACTTAAGGAATAGTTTTCCCTTCTCCTGTTTCTTATCGGTGACTTTCATTCTAACATATGAACCCAACTGGTTAATCATTCCGATTCCTTTTTCGGGATTCTTTTCATATTCCTTTTCAACCATTTTCATTATGTTTTTGAAAATGTATTCTAAGATACTTCTCCAATCAGTGACAAGTTTACCTTCTTTTACTTCACTCATCATAAGTGTAGATAATTGATTGACCACTGTCGTTAACATAGGTGTAGGAATTGTAGATAGAACTCTGATTTGGTCTTTAGTTAAACCTTTAATTTTCTTGAGTTGTTTTTTGATATCAACTGCTTCTTCGATTGACTCTGATTTACCTTGTACTTTCTTTGCAAGGTCTTGGTCTGCACCACCCCATGTTCCTTTTGATTTTGTTACAAAGGAATTAACGCGTGCATGTCCCCATTGTTCGGGTGTAGTGCCTGGTCTATGTCCACCTTTCCAAGCTGCAACTCCACGTTTGTATACTTGTTTTAGAATACCAACTGGCATTCCACTCTTGTCTGCTTTCTTTTGTAGAGATTTATCGGCTGCACCTTCTCCAAACATCTTCTTATACTTCTTAGTGTGTTGTGAAGGTTTTGTTTCTGCTTCTTTATCGCCTGGTGCTGGTTTAAATGCGTCTTCACCTTCTTTATCTTTGTTCTTATTGAAGTGTGAGGCACGTTTATCTTTTGTAGACTGAGACATTTCGTCTCCGTCTGCGTCTTTTGCATAATACTTCTTAGGTTGAGAGCCTTTCTTACCCTCAACTTCTTTATCTTGTTGTGTCTTACGTAACTTCTCTCTTATTATTTCTTCTAATAACATACTACTATTTAGTCCGTTTTGCGTCTAACTCTCTCTGTTTCCAGTTGAGTGCAAGTTTGTTTTTAGGGAATGAAGTAGACCAACCTAGTAGTTTACTGTATAATGAATTTGCTTTTTTGTCAAGTGTTGCAAGGTCATCATCATTCTTAATCTCTACAAAGTCTCTACCAAAAATTGATTTATATTCCTTTGCATTCTTTTGTGCAGCGTCCCAATCACCTTTTACAATTTCGGGTGGTAGTTTTCTAGACCTTAAGTCATTTCTTTTTTGTGCATTGTCTAGACTTGCATTAACAAATACCATTTTGTATTCGTATCCTAATGTGTCTAACATTTTTTTATAGTTCTTAATCTTAGTTGACTTTGCACTTGTAGTGTCAAAGATAAGACCTAGTCTTCCTTCGATATATGCATCTAAGTTTTTACCTGTAATCTTTTTTGCTTTTGCACGGATAGGGTCTACTTTATCAAAGTCTGCACTTCTAAGGTCAAGTGACATTCCTGCTTTCTTTAGTCCGTTCTCAAATGCTTTATCAGTGTTGACCATTTTTAAACCAAGTGCAGTCAAAGCTAATTTCTTTACAACTGCAGATTTACCACTGCCTGGCCCACCACTTAAGAAAACTGCTTTGAAAGTGCCTGGGTCATAGACTCCTTCTTGTATCAAATCTTCTACCATGTAGTGTGGTAGTGTTCCTTCTGCAATACCCATTCCTTTACGAATGTCGTTGTATAGTTTCTGAATCAACCCTTTATTCTTTGTTGGAACACCTAGTTTGAAATTATCAAAGTCACCCTTCTCTGCATATCCTCTGAGTTTACTTGCAGACATTCCACTGACATCATCTGCATCGGGGTCTCTCTCACCAGCAGATATGACATTGATTTCGTCAAACTTATAGAATCCGTGTCTTGCTTTTACACCATTGTATTTGTTTAGTAGTGTTTCAAATTCTCTAATTCTATCTGACCCAACAACCATAGAGATTCTTTTGTATTTTTTCTTGTGTAATTCTGTTGCAATCTCAAATACTGTTCTTGCATTTACGTCTGCAACAATTTTTCCAAAGAAATTTCTGAGGTATTTGATTTTATCTTTATGTGATAGTGGATTTTTTACCTTGTCATTTGAGTGTGAGGTAAATAACAGAACGTCATCACCTTTTGATTCTTTCTTAAGTTTTGCAACTAACTTCCCATGACCTGTTGTAGGTGGATTGAATCTACCAAAGGTAAACACTGCACCCTTGTCTTTTGCCTCTGTTAGGAATGAATTAAATGATTTCATTACTTGTCCCATGCTTTTTGTGCAGTAAAGTTGTTGAATGCAAACTCCATTCTGTCTACGAGTTTAACTGCACTTCCTGTTTTATCTATTGCAACGTATCCTTCGGGGTTAACTACCTCGAAACCATTTGCAGTCTTTTTAAAAGTTCCGATACTCTTTACTCTATTTAGGGATTCTATAATCATTTGTTTTGCAACAACCAAGTGTCCCATAAATGAAGTAAGATTGGTTATCATTTTCTTTAAACTTCTAAGTTCGTTATAGAGTTGTTCACCGATTTCTCTTTTGATTTCTTTTGTCTTTTCTGTTTTGACTTTACCAACTACTTTGTCTCTCCAATAGTTCTCAAAGTGTTTTATGTATCCGTCATAAGTTGGTTTGTATGAACCACCTCTAATAAGTGTATTACAATATGTTTTGTATGATGCACCAGCACCTTTTCTACCTATCTCTTCCTGTATCTTCATGAACTTTTGTAGGTCATTCTTTTTGATTCCGTGGAATGCTTTACCTGTTTTAGATAACTCTTGTGTAAGTGCAAGTGTTTCTTTTGCAGTCATTGAACCTTGACCACTGACATCTTTATAACTTGCGTCGTCAATCCATACGTCTGAATTGTTTCCTAGTTTGGATATGTTTGCACCAAAACTTGCAGATAGGTCTTCTATAGTTCCACCACTATAGGTAGTGTGAAATACGATTCCCATTTTAGAGTTTGCAATCTTTTTACCTAAGTCTGATTCTATATTGACTGCATACATGATTGTATTGGGTTGGAATGTGACAAAAGACTGTCCGTCAATCTTCTGCATTTTCTTATCGTTGGTATACATTAAATCACCTTGCATGATTGTATTCCAAGATAGTTTAGATAAACACTGAAATGAAGTCAAGAATTTTTCTTTCAATGCACCACTTAATTCGTCTGCTTTTTTGATTTCTGATTCTGAAGTATAAAATTTGGGTTCTTTGTTAAAGAGTGATTTCTTTGCAACAAAGAATTGATTAGTTTCGGGGTGTAACCCACAAAAGATAGCAGGAGCTCCGTCCCACTTAACAGTCATATTGACACTTGAATTAGAGTTTCCTTTCAACATGTCTCTAAGACCCTGTAAAAAGTTTATAGCACCACGTCCACCATCAATCCCTTGATTGATAATCTCGTCTTCTAAGTGTTCTAAATGTAGATTTTTTGCACCCATAATAGTAATTATA